TTTCTTTTCTTCAAAGAATTGGCGACTTCTTTTGGGTTTCTAAAAACAGCTATATAGTGCGGGTTGACCAAATAAGGCTTATATAATTCTATTGTCAATGCTGTTCGGGGGTCTTTCCAACCCCAATCCTCTCCCTTTTTGTTAAATGTGAAAACCAATTCTTTTATGTGATTTTCAAACGCTTTTCCCTTTTCCAATATCTTTTCTTTTGGCGGGGGATTGTCCCAGCTTCCGCCCGAAGCTCCCAATATGGCATCGTTTAACAGCACGAAATCCATATTTTCCCAATGTCCTTTCGGGTTGTCTTCTGCTGGTAGAAATTTCGCCCCCATATCTATTTCGTTCGCCAATCCTTTCGCCACAAGCGAAGTCGCGGAACGATGCATACCCAATACGATAAATGTCTTCATTTAAGCCAAGTAAATACTTTTTGATAATTTTCTATCTGGCGGTAATCTTCGGTAATCTCTTCTCCTGCTTTGATGTTTTTCAAGGTTAAATCTTTTTCCGCGTCATAATTCGGTTTATCCGAATGATTTATATATGCCTGTAATCTGACCGTAGGATAAGCGAACACCGATCCGTTTATTATCTGTGGCCATTGTCCCAGCAATAATTCAACTATTTCGGGATACAGCTTATCAAAACTATTATACGGAAGATTAAACACCATTGGCATAATATCGGCATAAAGTTTCTCCCCTTTTGGTATGTCCCGCAAGGCAAACAACCCGACTCCTTGTATTTTTGACGGAGCTATCTTTGTAAGGACATAGGTATTCAATTCTTTTATCTGTGTTTCGTGGTCTCTCATTTTTTGAGCAATGGGACTCTTTTAATAATCGTTTCGTGAACTTTTTGCCAAGCCATATACTGCGCTCCGCTTTTAAATCCCAGTTTTTTCATCATTTCTTTTCTGTTCCATTGGGCGGTTTGGCATATCTTACACCCTGCCCAATCTATCATTTCGGGGTGTGAGTGTTTTGTGGCTCCCGCTTCCAATAAAGCTTTTTGTATCTTTTTATAGTTTGCGGGGTCTTTTAGATGTTTCGGCATATCAGCGATTAGCGGATTAACTTTTGGTTTGAGTTCTATTTTATCCTTCATAGTATAATACTTTGGACTTGATATGACCTATTTTTAATTCGGGGTCGCACCAAATCTTAAACCCCGCCTCTTTGGCTCTTATGCAGAAACTTATGTCTTCTCCGTGCTGATGTCCTGTTGTTTTATCCAATAACGGCTCAAACGGCTCAACCAGTAAATCTAAAACATTCTTTGATATCCCTAAAAACGCAGCCCCGCAAGCATCTACTTCAAATAATTCCTTTTGCGGCGCAACCAGCTTATATTTGCCGTCTTCATTTTTAAACAAAGACGCGGAGTGTCCTTCATAGCTCATAACGCAAACTCCCGTAACAATATCTTTTTCTTTTAAGTGGTTCTCTATTGCTTTGACATTTTGCGGGGTGAATACCATATCGCTGTCTATGAAAAGCAAATCTTCCTTTCTTATCCTTGCTTGTTCGAATACTTGATTGCGGTTAAGCGGAATGCTCGGTCCCTCCTGAATAATATAATTATAATCCCTGACGCTTAAAAACGATTTTAAAAAAGAAATCGGTATAAGAGAATCTCTCGGAGTTAGTGTGCCTATTATCATAATGCTATGTTTCGCTTTTTTTTCCTTTCTTTTTTGGGGACATGAGGGCAAGAATCCCAGCCCTCCCTGCAGCATTCGGGAATTATTATTTCTATTCCTTTTTTATCTTCTTGCTTCCCATCCATATAAGCCCCAATGCGTTGTTGGAATTGTCGGGTCTGCGACAACCTTCCCCCCGACACTTTTTATTTTTTCACACAAACTCCAATCCTCGGGGATTATATGAGGACCCGGCAAATCGTGAATCGTATAAAACGGCTGTTTAAGATTCTTCCTTATCCAGTTGTTATCCAAGATGTGCAATCCACCCGCTACAAAATCCACTTCTACTGGTTCTCTTGGCATTGTTATCATCCTATCATATTTTCCGTCTTTCTTAAACCCGCAGGCATACTCCGGATTATAAATATCTTTGGTCTTCATTCTGGTAAAAAGACCGATCATTTGAGCATTTTCCTTTTTCGCGGTTTCAACCATTTTATAAAAAAACCCGGGAGTATTTACTTCTACATCGGTGTCCCACATCAAAACCCAATCCGCGTCTTTTGCTTTTTCCATTAAGTAGTTTCTTGAATAAGAAATCAGCGGGGTCGATATAATATCAATCGCAACGCTGTCCCCACGCTTGTTTATATCGGTCAATAATTGCAAAAGCCCCAGAATCAAAGATGTGTGAGTTTGATTATGAAATGCCGGTATGCAAATGTGTATTTTCATAAAGCTACATTCTTTTTTTCTTTTGGCGGTTGTCCGTACATCTGAATCATTTGCTCTTTTCTTCGAATTATAGGGATAAGCGAAGTCATTGCGTATCTTATCGCATCCATTGAATGACTCCAAGTATGTTCTGGCTCATTTAATATCTTACCGTCTTTGTCGGTTTCCCACAAGTAGTTTCTGTATTCTTTTATGATATTCGTGCTTTGTTTTGTTATGCTTATCTTCTGGTCTTGAACTACTTGTATTCCTTGCTTTACCGAGTCTTTTCCTTTTACCGACGGCTGAATCTGAACTCCATAGCTTCGTATCTCGGCTATGGATTTAGGTTCTGCGCTGTCCGCTATTGTCAAAGCTCTTTCGTTATTGGTTAAGATATCGGCTATCTGCTTATTGCTTAATTCTTTTTGAAAAGCTATCTCGTCTAGGATATATCCTCCGTTGTAGTAATAGATCGCCACGACAGAGGTTGGGTCGTTTGAATACCCGAAATCTATTCCGTATCGTTCCAGTCTGGCTTCGTGAGGGACTTCGTCTATTATCTGCCAGTTCTTGTATATCTTGCCTTCTACTTCGCCTAGTTCTCCTTCTCCATAGACTTTCCACCAACCTGCCCTATTCTTACGCTGTTCAATGGATTCTATGACGGATTTATCCAAGCCCTCGTTGTCTTTATAGGTTAGAATTAAGTGGTCTACATCGTTTCGTTTTCCTTTTAATTCGGTGTAAAACCAAAACTCCGACACGGGATTCCAGTCTAAAAATACAAAGGCGGTTGTCCTAACTTCCAGCTGTTCAAAGGTTTCAAAAGGTATATTGTTGGCTTCGTTTATGAATAATCTTTCTCTTCTCGGTCCTCTTACTTTGCCCGGCTGATCTGCCGAAAAGAATTCTATCTTTGAACCTGTTTCAAATGTATAAGTGTAATCCGTCTTATTCCAGCGGTTTGGATCAAAATACTTATGCGTTTCCATTATCGTCAAGAAGTCCTTGATAGCTCCTCGCTTTAAGTGAGGAAAGGACTCGGAAACTATGCTTGTAAGAGTCGGTTTGGTATCGCTTTGCGACAAATCAATCAATAAAAGGATTATTGAAATAGTCTTACTCGCGGCAGTTCCTCCTTGCACGCATCTAATTCTCTTCCGAAGTTTCGATATTTTCTTTGTCGCTGTCGTGCTGATAAAAGCCATGATTTTTCCCCGTATAATTGTCTGTTAATTTGTGACATTCTTTGCAAAGAGTAACGCAATTTTCTTCTACATATCTTAGTTTGGGATAATTAGCCCAAGACTTAATGTGATGAACTTCTAGATAACAACCTCTTTTTTCGCAGGTTTGACAAGTCCAATTATCCCTTTGGAATATATTTGACCGCCATTGCCAATACTTTTGTCCAGTTCTTCTATCTTTGGCTATTCCACCTCGCCAATTCCAATGATTCTCTCCTCTTGGCAACCATTCTTTCATTTTCTCTCGGTATTCCTTTGTTCTTCTAGAACCAAGGGCGTTTTTGTTTCCTTTTCTTATTTTCTTTAGTTTTGCCCTCGTTGCTTCTGAAACAATCTGAACCCCCTTTTTACCTTTATTCCATGGCTCTCTCCCAATATTCAAAGTGCGAAGTCTTTGTTTTTCCTTTTCACTCTTCTGGTATATTCCTTTCGGCATTTTCTTTATTTTCTTCTTTATCCTTGTATACATTTCCTAATATGGGTATTGGCTTTCCCCCCGAAGTTATATCTGTCTTTTCCGCTAATTGTAAAATGAATTTTAAATACAACTCTGCCGCTTTATTATCGCTTTTTCCTCTTACTCCAAGATTCTCTAATACTTCTGGCGCATATTTCTTTGCGTTAGATATAGCCAATTTCACTATCTCTCGCTGATTTTCTTCTTTTTTTGCCTGATAGTAGTAAGTGCTTTCTCCTATATTCCATTTTTTACAAAACTCTTCGGTTGTTCCCTCTCTGACTTCTTCCGGTAATGCTTGCCTCTCTATCATCTCCCTTAACCAATTAGTGTTTTCCATATATTGATATTATAACATACTTTTACGGTCTTTGCTTAATCCTTTCTATATCGTTTTTTATATCTTTATTGTATGACCACCAGCTAAAGAAATGGCAGAAGCTGAAATGACATTCCCTGCATACGCTTATGAGATTTTCTTCTTCTAGTTCTAGTGCGGGGAATTTATGCACGGGGAGTATGTGGTGGACTATTTTTCCTTTCTTTCCGCATACTTCACATTTCGGGTGGACTTTTATGAATTGGTTTCTTAAATTGCGCCACTTTGGGTTTCTTTGCGCGCCGAAAAGCTTATCCCCGAAATACTTTTCAAACAATTTTACCAAAACTTCCATTTTGGTTTTTTGTCGCCTGTGGTCTCTAACTTATCAATATCTATCAAAGTCTGCCCCATTTGTTCTTCTAGATCCTTTATTCTGACTCTCAAACTCTCTACTTTCTCCGTTAATTCATTAACTTTGCTTAACACGCTTGCGGTCAGCTTTACTTGGTTAGCCAGTAATTCAGCCATTTGCTTGTCGGTTTCTCTTGCTTGGATGGCTTGCATTTGTTTTCGGCTTTCCGGGTCCATTTGTGCTATTTGTTCAGGTGTCATTATCCTTTACCCTCGCTTATTTCTATATTTGGCAAGGGGTTTAATTTTATCTGCGGGGTTTTATATTCCTCGACCTCTCTGCTCCCAATATACCAAAAAATCACAAGAAATGCAAGTATCGCAAACGCTACGAGTAAAATATATCTTATCTGCATTTCTTCAGCTCCTCTATTTGTTTGACCTTTTCATCAAGCACTCTAGATAACCACTCTTTCATCATTGGCGTTATCACCCTTATTTGCGTCTTTGCCTCTTTTTCTTCCACTCCTGCTCCGTTCATAGCCATTAAAACTATTGTTTCCCATTTTTTCATAATTTATCTTGATAAAAAACTCCTAACTCATTTTGGCAATCAAATAGATATTCTGCGTGGTCTATTCCTGCGACCTTTATTTTGGTTCTCTCGCACATATCACAACATTTTATATATCCTGTTCGGGTTTTTATTCTTATAGGTTCACGATAGATAAACTTTCCTTTCCGGGCTTGAAACCATTTTAGGGGGTGTTGTTTTCCTTTCATATCTCTTTAATCTCCTCTTGTAGGTGGGAGATTTGGTCATAACTTCCTAACACCTTACAACAAAGATTTTCTAGTGCTTCTTCTGGTGTTTCTCCTCTAACCCCCTGTTTCCATTTACTTGTATGTTGATTTGGTGTTGCTTGCCATATCATTTTTGGATGTTTAGGATTTTCGCTATGTAGTGTTAGTTTTCTAAACCTATTGCCTAACTTTTCTAAATACCAATTTATATTCATTTTTGCTGGTTTGTTTTTCATATATTTATTCTTTTATTTGTTCTTGTAGGTGGGAGAGGGGTTTAAAACATACTCATAATCGCCTCTTTCGCCCTCATAATGTTCAACTCCCATAAAAACGAATGTAGAATCGGGACAAACCCCGAACCCATTGCGTTTCATAAATTCAAGTAAGACGCTAAAACAATATGGATGCCATGTTATACTTTTTGATCCGTTTTTCCGAAGCTCTCGCACCTTGTCATCTATGTTGGTTAAATTTATTTCGAATTCTCTCTCTGGTGGATTCAGTTCCCATTCATCATTGAACAAAATATCCTCGCCTAATTTCCAAGCATATATCTGCCCATCTCTTAAGAATTTTTCTCCATTCTCTCGTATCTGTTTGTCTCGTTTTTCTTGTTCAAATTTTCTTTTCTCACGACACGCTTCACATTCTCTTTGCCAGTTCCCTAATTCATACTCACTTTTAGCCCAAAACAAATCCCCGCATATATTGCATTTTTCTACCTGTTGAAAGTCATCGTTTTTTATTCTCTTTTGTCCTTCTTTCATATCTCTTTTATCTCCTCTTGTAGGTGGGAGAGGGTACAATCTAGTATATGCTTTCCAACTTCTGGTAATACGCAGTTTCTTAATACTTGCCGTTTATTTTTTAGTTTTATTCCAGTTAAATCAAAGCCGTGTTGTTTTGATAGTTGTGGTATTTGTGCGGTTCTTATGTTTTCCCTTTTGAAATTAGCGGGCAAAATCATAAAGTTACTCCAAAATAAATGCCTGTCTAAATACATATCTGGTTTTATAAATGGCTCATAGTATGGCTTCACATTTTCTACAACCCATTTTCCTTTGAAATTGTATTTCAGGAATAATATCTCTTGATAAAGTCGCATATCAGGATATTCTGCTTTTACCCCACGATACCTTACTCCTATATTTTGGCGGAAACTACTGTGTGTTTGGCAGGGTGGACTAGACCAGATTACATCGTATTTGTGATAGTTATTTAATAGAAATATTAGATAGCTATATGGTCGGGCCCCGATTGCGGAAAAAGGAGGTCGCGCCTAGATGGAGGCCTCCTGGCCCTGGCTGCTAGCTTCAAAAGGGCTCCTCTTGAGACTCACATGCGGGCGGAGGCCGGGACTGGGGAGTCGTACTCCAGTTGGTGGCGCCCACTTGAGGTAACCCTTGATTTACGCTAGATACGACCTTAAGAGAGCTCCTGGAGGCGGACTACTTCTAACTAATCCCAGCTGCCGGAAAGTGAGTGCTTCCGACCCTTCAGACCTCTCCCGCCTTATAGGCCGCTGGCCTTATCATGCTGAAACATCATGGAGCCGGATGTCGGAACCCTCTTTGGGTGATGGCTCCCCTAGCTGAGCTCCAAATAGATGATTAATGATTAATGATTATTAATAATACGAATGGATTAATGGGAGGGGGACTTCAATGCATGCGCGCTTACTCGAGAGCAATCAAACTGGGCTGATGACTATAGACCTTTTTTTCTAGTTATGAGCAAACTTTGTTTCACAGAAGCTTAGTAATGTTATTGGGACCTTAAAATTCAAAAGGCCATGATAAATGAAGGGTTTGAACCTCACGCACTAGGCGAAGCAATGATCTACAACTAGTAGGTGGAAA